TCACTATGAAAGCCTTCGCTCCCACCGAAAAGGTCCGAGTCGTACACTACGTACGTACAAAGCACTACCCATGGCCCCTGTCCTCAAGTGTAGAACGCCCGTTCTCAGTTGACCCGACTGTTCGCAAGTATGTAAAAGAAAAATGCATAGCCCGAGAGATCGTTGACGAAAAGATGTCGTTCCACAACACATTTGAGTATGTCTATAACGCCCTCCGCCACCCTGTCCACCGAATTAAGAATGGAGAATGTTTTACAGGAGATCTTACCAAGGATTTTCTATATCCCATCACTGCCCATTTTCGTCCCGGACTTGGAAAACCAGGCTCAACTGCCATCAAGAACCGTCTTGTATGGGGAGTATCCAAATTATTCCTCATCGCAGAATGCATGTTCATGTACCCACTGTTTGATAACTACCTCCGCCATGGAACCACCCCCATGCTTTGGCACTACGAAACTATCCTTGGAGGAAGCACTAAGTTACACAACGAAGTGACTCCCCAAATATCCCGAACTCAAGTCACGGTTATAACCGCCGACTGGTCAGAATTTGACCGTCGAGTACCTTTCGAATTAATTGAAATGGTTATTAATGCCTCTCTTGAATACTATGACCTAGGATACTACGCACCTGATTATCTCTATGATACCAGATCAAGCTGTAAGTACGATATTCCCAGAATACTAAACCTATTCAAATGGACTATTTATGCGACACTATCATCCCCCCTACTTATGCCAGACGGCAGAGTATGGATGCGCACCCGCAACGGCGTTCCATCAGGAATGTTCCGGACTCAATGGTTAGATTCTATTATAAATGGAATTATGATCACGACTATATTGCTGGATGCCGGATTTAAAGTTAACGAAAAGTTTATCCTTAAAGTCCTTGGAGATGACTCACTATCAATACTCTTTCACTATGTTGCACCCGCCCAACACGAGAACCTCAAACTCGCCTTAGCTGAAAGTGCCCGCATCCGATTTAACGCCAAATTGTCCCTAGAAAAGACTGAAGTTTCCAACTCCATGTATGGAATGGAACTCCTTGGCTACCGAAGTAAGAATGGAGCTGCCTACAGAGACCCCCTCAAGTTACTAGCCCAACTACTCTACCCTGAATCAGAAGCCCCAACATTTGAATCCCTCATGGGAAGATGTGTTGGAATAGCCTACGCCGACCTTGGCCGCACCAAGATTCTTCAAACCGTATGCAAAAAGATCTTTGACAGATTATCCGCTGAAGGTTACCGCCCTGACCCCCGTCACGTTCACAGGTTCCTATCCGGCTCTAAATTTGTCGAATCTCGTCTGGAGATTTCCCACGGGAAGTTTCCGACACCCTTAGAAATCCAGAGATGGTTACGCGTTCCCTATAAAAGAACTAAGCGCGATAACGACCATTACTGGCCTCCTGAGATCTTCAAGCCGTCCTTTAAAGACGACCTGGAGACTGTTTTGATTGGTCTGTCTAGACTAATTCTTTAGATGAACTAATGTTGTTTTTCAGTTAGAATAAAACCCTTTTGAAGAGATCCGTTCGTA